CCACGCGTTCCAAACACGTCCAAGAAACTTGAATGGGGTGCCCCACTCAGCAATTTGCTCGATGTCTAGTTTCATCCCATATTGCTTGTAGACTTTCTGCCAACAATTTGCAAAGTTCATGGGGTCGATTCCTTCAGGCAGGAAAGCCGTACCATCATCACCACCAACCATGCAGTCACGCGCCGCTTCAAAAGCTTGGTGTTGTTCCAAGCCCATCATGCGGAAAGCGATGTACAGGGTTGCAATGCCATCCAAAGTGTGGTTGATGAAGGTCGGGCCCTCGCCAGTTATTTGTGCCCACTTCGTGGAGAACGCAGTTATGATGTTACCAATTGCAGTCCTCACGCACACGGTGCGGTGGGTCTTGACCATATCCGACATGCGGACTAGGTGGGCTTGGAAAACACGGCTGTACACCTGGTACTGCACATGTTCACGCATGCCCTGGCTGACTGAACCATCAGCCCTGACAAGGTCCCCGACCACTGCGACGCACTTGTTAGCGCATCCACTGACAACCATCCCAGATAAACTTAGGGGGTCAGTTGCTGGGCTAAAGCGGCACTCCACCAGGCGTTCGTTAAAAGCCACGGCATATGGAACGCCAGACATCTTGCCCCCCTGCTGGAGGGCACAGATGCACCTGGGATCCTTTCCGCATTCTTTCGAACATTCCTTTTTCATGTGGACGTTAACACCGTCTTTGCCCCCACAGCAGTCCATCTCCTCCTGGAGAAGGGCCTTCCTTGTCGCGCCTTCTTGTCGATCCATCAGTGCATCCAACGTTAGCGGGATGAGCTGACCGATTTCTGCTACCATGAGTTTGACGAATTCGGACGTGTACTTCACGTTGTTCTGGGAACGACCTTCCTTTGCCGTCTGTTCCCCAGATTCAACTTGATCACGGATACGTTTGTTGGCACCTTCGGCCAAATTGGCGGCCGTCTTGGCGGGGTTCCAACCCTGGTGCACCATGGGACTCATGAAAGCCACCATACTCGGCGCGCCCAGGTCCCCCTGGTGTCCAACAAACGGTTCGTAGCTCAAGCTACCAAATTCGACGTTCACCACGCGTGATGCCACTTCTTGCCCGTCCATATCACGAAGATATTCGAGCAATATCGGGTTGTCCAACTTAATGGCATCCCAATCCGCAGTTCCGTGTTCACTATCCTTGAGGATACCGGCTACGGTCGCAACGTTGATGTCACCCTTCATGGTGGAACGGAGAGCTTTCAACGCTTCAAATTTTCTGCGGGGAAGTGTAACGCACACACGGGATTGCACTCCAGCTTTGGCAACACTGACATACCAACCGTCTGACTGCTGGCTGTCGATTAGGACATAGTCATTACCTGAACAGGTGACGATTGGATTCAAATGTTGCAACTGGGCCATTGCACCTACCATAAGCAAGCCTTCCACAAGGCTATGGCTGGATGTTGGCATTAAGAGCACAATCCCCCGGTTAACGGAGGTGTTCCGCTTTTCAACGGAATAAACATAACGGCGGCCACCCCAAGTCGCACTGACTGTGTCACCCGACCAATCCCAGGCATGCTGATGGCCTGGGTACCCACCACCACCAGAAATGAACGCATGCAAGCCAGTACGGTCGAAGTAATGGCTGCGTTCACCCTCGGAGGAAGCTGCCTCAGCGGGCAGCATGGTGTACATGAGCATTGGTCGTGCGAACGAAAAGTAATAACACATTTCGTCGTAATTGAGGTGGTAATCGACGTCCACGAACTTCAGGAAGTCACATTGCCTAATCGCGTCAAGTTGCGCAGGCTGGCCAAGATCCTTGGCATTATACTGCCCGCGCACCCCACGTGTTCCATTCCGTTGTTCTTTGCGAGACAATCCAACGGAATAAGATTCCATGCCACAGCCATAGATCAGCTGTTCTATCTGCAAGTCGCAATACTTTCGCGACTTGGCAGCCGTGGGGTGGGTGTGTCTCCCAACAACTAAATCCTCGACGGTATCGGCTACAATGTTGTCGAACAAACCACGGACTTCATCCTTTACGGAATAGGAGATACCCATGTGTTGGGCGCGCTGAGCGCGCCAATGTGAGAACTTGACTTTAAGCATTCTTAAAAGTTCGGTTTTGAAGACTACGACGGGCACCGCCAACACGGCGGTGGTCCCGAAGAGTAAGAGTCCCCTCATCCACGGAAGGTTCGACGCTGAGTCAAACCACTGGCGAGCTCTGGAGGCGCCTGCCGTATGATATCCTCTAACCCGTTCCAGTATTGGGGGGTTAGGGGGCTGTCCTTGAAGTGCGATTTCCAACTTCTGTAGAAGGTAGTCGTAAGATTCATTTTGGCCAGCCGAATGCAGATTGTGTGCAGACATGATGAAGGGAAAGTTTG